AATGAGATTAATAAATCGATTTCGTGTTTAGCTTTTTCTAAATCTTCTTTGCCGTTTTTAGCTTTAAATCTGCAAATTCGCTTAATGACGCACCCCTCTAAGAATGGTATTTCATTTGCAGTAATAAATTCAACGGGCTGTATTTTAAAGTTTTTATAATGACTGCCGCCAACTTGGATATCAAGAAAGCTTTGTTGTTTCTCATTATTTAGCATATAAAATCCTCTAACTCTTCTTTAGTTTTTCTACTATCAATTAAAAAATTATCTTTAAAAAGTGTATATTGTTTTGTTAATCCGTGGCCTGTTTCAACTATGACATATTCAATGCCGTTCATAATAAATAAATATTCATATTGGTTTATCTTATCCCAAACTAATCGCATTTTCAATCTCAGCTTTAGCTATTTCAGATTTTACACATGCCAATATTTTTGATTTGTCCATGTTATTCCACTTTACGCGCTTTTTTAAAGATTCTGCATAATTATTTAACAAAGTTAATTTTGGAATGTTTCGCTGTTTAATTTTAACGGGCAAATGTTTCCCAATGCTTTCAATAAATAAGATTTCGTCATTAGTTGAGTGCGTATCGTTGTTAATCATAAAATGGCCTTTTTTATTTTGTTGATTAATAATAATTGATTGCTTTGATTTTGTAAAGAACTATTTCAAAATAAATGAAGCTGGCTTTCAGTAACCTGAAAATTAATATTTTTAATTATTTTTTGGCGCTCTTTGTTTTTCGCAATTCCCATTTTTTTTGAGCAAGTCGAGCCGTAAAAATAGTTACCAATTTTTATATGGTTTTTCGTTTTGATAAATCTGCCGCATCTAGCGCATATCACTTTTAGCAGCCTCAAGCTCTTTGCACATTACCCTAAACTTTTTCGATATTTCTTTGGCATCTTCAATCGTGTACCTTTTAATCTCATTGTTATTTTCTAAAGCTTCCACGCGTTCAATCCCTATTTTATCTATCAATCGTGGTCTATAATTGATAATATTCCCCGATAAGTGAACGTTACAATTATTCGAGCATTGCTTATGAATATTATCAAGATTAAATCTAAGTTGGGGCGCCGCTTTCGATGTGCGATAATGCCCTGCGTCATATTTTATGTTTGGGTTAACCGTTCCGCAGCTAATACACGGATCGTGCAAATCTCTCAATCTAACATAGCGATTGCAGTGCCTCTGGGCTTCTTTCAGCCAATCAGTTAGCGTTTTTTGGCTTTGCTTAATGGCTTTATGTTCGGCACGTTGCGTTTTCGCGTCTAATTTTGCTTTTTTCGCTTTTAATACTAGCCCATAATCTATAGCACAAAGCCACCCGCAAACTACTTGCGCGAATTTAACTGGCTCGAATGGCTTAGCGCAAATTTTGCATTTTTTAGCTTTCATTAAAAATAAATCCTATCGTGTTTGCCCACTGCTCGATTTTGTCCTGATAATCAACCATTTCAGCAGTTGTTAATTTTGTTGTACTTTTCACGCGCTCGATTATCTCGCCATTAATTTCATCTTGATAACGCAAAAACTTATACCCCATCAGCTCATGTACGCGGTCTTGATGCTCCCCGATGTAGTTGCCAAGTTCAGTATAAAGTTTCCATAATCGGCTATTTTGGTCGGACGTGCGCTTAGTTTTCTTTTCTGTTACGTTTGCCACATAATTTGTTTTTTCTAAATCTAGCGATTGCAGTTTTTCGATGAAATAAGGCAGATTTGATTTTGATAAGTTAAAGTTCAATATTGTCATGTTAATTATCGTCATGCGTTGTTGCATACGCCTCGTTAAACCTTAATGTTGACGGGTCAAATTCAATCGCGATACTACCCTCCCACTCGCCATTCCGCTGCTTATCACATTTCAAAATCATATTAGGCATATCTTTATTTTCAGCTTTATTAGTCCACACGATTAAGCTGTTATGTACGTTGTCAGATATAGCGCCTGACCCTTTCGCGTCATATCGCCCACTAGGCACATCCTCTTTACCTTTTTTAGTGTGATGCACTAAGTGTATATGCGTTTTAGTTCTAATAGCAATGTCACACAATTTCACTACAAAATCTTTTTGTTCGTTATAGCTATCTTCACCCCCTACCACTCGCATCAAACTGTCGATAACAAAATGCTTAACGCCTAAATTTTCTGCGCAGTACAGGATAACTCCACATATTCTAGCTGGCGACATGCCGCCTTGATGGTCAAATAAATATAAACTTTCGTTAGCATGCTGCATAAAATCTGCGTATTCGTTGTACCCGACAGTAGTAGAGTAGCTAAACTGCTTAACCATTCTATCTATCGTAGATATTGGCTTCATTTCAAACGAAGCTATACATACTTTTTCACGCGATTTGATGAACCCCAATGCAACAAAACCCAGCAACATTGATTTTTTATGGCCGTTAAATCCTGTCCATAACGTTACCTCACCATCTCTAAATCTAAATTTATCATTTAATTTATTAAAAGGCAATGGCGAACCTGAAATAGTTTTGCCATTTTCTAAGAATTCTTCAATCTCATCATAAAAATCAATCAGCTTTTTAATGTTTGCGGTGTCTTCATTATGAATTTTATAATACTCTTCAAAGTCCACATCAGGCAAATTAGCTTTAGCCAATTTCTCGGCAATATCATCAAATCTTGACATTGCTTGCCTCCATCGCTTTGTGAATTGTCTGCATAGAATTATCTAGACGTTTAATCATTTCATTATCAACAATGCCATGCTTTTTAATTTCATACGCTATAGCCATTATTACTTGAGTTTCAAATTTAATGATAGAAAGGGCTTCGCTCGCATAAATAATCGCTTTAATGGGCTTTGCCGCATGTCCTATGGCGCTTTCTGGCATAACATCAGCCCAATCCAACCCGATTGCAATTAAAATTGAGTAAGTGTCGCAGCCAGCAAAGCAATTTATTAAAATTCTACCGTCGCCGTTATCTGTTATTGCTAAGCTGGCCGTTCTATCGTTATGAGCTGGACAGCAAGCAATATATTTACCTTCGCTAGTGCGCTTAACCTTTTGCAAGTTATTTAATATTTTCTGTAAATTCATATTAAACCTCGCTTCCATTCAGGTGTTGAGTTTTCATTATTAATTAATGGCTCATCAAGCCAACCTTTAGAGTTTAAATAGCTTGCTGGGTATGGTATGAATTTCCCATTATCCTTAATCCAATCTTGGCTTGACTTTTGCCAATCTAAAGCTTTAATAATTAAACCAATATCAGGTTTTATTTTCTTCCACGCTCTTTCAGCATCCCCTTTGTTTTTTTTCTTTGGGTAAGCTTTATAAAAAATATCGAACTCTGTCTCTCCTTTGTCTCTACTCTGTCTCTCCTCTGGTGCATCATCATGATTACATTCTGATATCACAGCGATATCATCAATTATCAGCCAGTGAGAAAGTTTGGTAAGTGATTGATTTAACTTAGATTCATTTATTCTTAATCTGAAAGAAAGGGTTTTATTGTTAGGGAGATTACCTTCCATTGCTTTATCCTCACTAGCGATAAGCCAAAGCATCACAAGCACCTTGGAATCATCACCAGAAAGCTCATGCCATTCTGGGTCATCCAATAGATAACGATACAATTTTATCCATGGAGGCGTTCTATCTTTAAAGTGCTGGAACTCATCCCAATTTCGTATTTTTATCATTACACGCCACACTTTCTAGCCAAATAAAGCATAGCTTGCTCATATTGCTTAGTTGTGGCATTAGGATTTTTTGCTATCCATTCAGCCTTTAAAAATTCGTATTGAGATAAACTCATAATAAATGTCCAAAAAAAAGCCACTAGGCAAAACCCTCCAAACTTTCGTTTGGTTGCAGGACACCGAGTAGGTGCAGGGCTTTGTCTAATGGCTACTCAAATTAAATCACCTGCAAGTGATAAATATAACTATAACACAAAATCAATCAATAAAACAATATTCAGCAACTGTGCAAACTTCATTAAACTGGTTTTTAACATCAACACTATTGGTGACAATTTTATGCCCATCTTTGCGAAGTTTCAGCACGGTATCAGATAGTCGATATATACCTAGCTGCATCCAGGACTCTAGCGGATTGATTGTCTTATGCTTAGTTAGATAGTTTAATAATCTAGTTTTCTGTGTCATTTTGTTCTCCAGTTAATAATTTATTTTAGCCATGCTAATATCTGTTAAGCAATAACTTTTATTTAATCGTTTATGCAAGATGTGCATCTTATGCCATCCATTAACTCTATAAAGTTTCTTATATAAATTATACATAGACTTTTCAACCACTTTGTCCTTTCTAAATCTAGCAATACTAGACCAATAATGGTCATAGGTCATAACTAAACTTTTACCTTCCTCAGTATAAAAATCTCGCAAAGAGTACATTTTATTCTCCAGTGTATAGTTCGCAGTTATCCCATTCAGTTGGAGCAAACTCTGAGGTAAAGCTTGTTTCTCCAGAATCAAACGCCATTGGTTTTCCTGATTCAGAAACTCCACCAAAATGCCTTTTAATTTTACCTTTTTCAAAACCTGAGTTCCACACCAACACTTTTGCATCAATTGGTATATCTGCGTATGGGGATATTTCTATTAGGTCAAGTGTATTATTAGAATCTTTTTTATAAAAATCACCATATTCACTAAATGAGTAAACATCCTGACGCCCATCTTTTAAACTAGTCATTAAACAAGCTACTGGATAATCAGTATTATTCATATTAATTATTAACGGCTTTGCTTCAAACTTACCGTTTCTAGTTTTATACTTCTTATCCATTTATATTTTATTCATTATTAGTTCCTTTAATAATTAATTAACGAGATTAAATTATAACTATATTTATGCGTTTGTGTAAAGTATTTTATTTAATTGCAAAATATATTTGCGTTATTCGTAAAACGTGGTAAAGTTACACATCGCAGCAAATTATTAATTAATGGAGGTATTAATATGAACGAAGCTATGACAAACTTAAATAGCGTTTTAACCCCACATGAAATAGAGAGTGCGTTAAATTTAGTTATTCAAAGATTAGAGGATGGGGTAGCTTATTTGCAAGTTACTGAGCATTACGAATTAATGGCAACCACTAATAAAAATTATGGCGGGGGCGGTGCTGGGATTTATTTACTATTTAATCGGTTTGGTCTTGGTAAAGGAACCTCACTAAAATCTCAAAAAATTAGACCGTTGTAATATTTTTAACAAACGAGGTGAAATGATGATTACCAAAAAAAATGATTGAAGAAAAATATGAAGAATTGCTAACTGAATATATTGCAGATGATGACTACTTAAATGATGCACTGTGTGATTGCTTTGCGGAAATACGCGCAATGGTAGCGGCTGATAATATTGATGATAAGCTATACGCTTTATATGAATTTGTAGAAAAGTTGAAAGAATCAATAGTATGCCACGATAAGTTAATTTTTAAAGCAACGGAATTTTTAAAAGACCAACAAGCGAGAGGTGATTAAATGGAATACGTATTTTGGATTATTATTTGCTTACTAGCAGGCTTTGGAGTATTAGCTATATTTGGCGATAGTATGATTGAACCTATTGAAGCTTATACAGAATATGATGGTGAAATATCAACGATTAATAATGAAATTAACGATAAATACTAATTAAGGATTTTAAAATGAAAACTACATTACACATTAGTTATTGCACGAAACAATATATGGAAGGATTTAATTTTACATCATTTAAATGTGATTTAGATGGTTATATCTACATGGGTGAAATTGAGATTGACAACCCATTTAATGCGCCTGACCAATCAGATTTAAATAACGCTAAAGCTGAATCTTTTAAAGCTGAAATTAAAGAATATAAAGCTAAGATTAACCTGCTTGAGAATAAGATTAAAGACTTATTTTGCATTGAATCTAGCGAGCCTATTCGTAATAATGAGAATGGATATACAAATGACTGATAATGACGGGAGTATTAAATTGAACTTGTATCAACGAATTAACGAAGTAAGAAAAGCAATTAGCTATGTGCAAAAAGATAAGTCTGTCAGCACTGGTAGCAGTAGTTACAAAGCGGTTACACATGACCAGGTAACTGGCATGGTACGTGAGCACATGGTAAAGCATGGCATTGTCAGCTATCCTATATTAGTCGATAGCAAAAGTAATCCGCGTGACGGTGATGCTAAACAATTCCGCTATGAGGCTACTTATGACATTGTTTTTGTCAATATTGATGATGTAGCTGATAAGTTGTGCATAAGAATTCAAGCCCATGCAATGGACAACGCCGACAAGGCTTGCGGTAAAGCGTTGAGCTACGCCAAAAAATATGCAGTATTAAAGTTGTTTGAAATTGAAACTGGCGAAGATGAAGAAAGCCGTTATCAAGACCAAGAGTCTTTCGATATCGAATATTACAATTCATTGTTAGAAAATTCATCAACAATTAAAGAGCTGGAAGCTAATTATTTTGAAGCTAAAAAGTCAGCTACAAAGCTAAAAGATATTTCTGGATTAAAAGCAATTAACGCAAAAACAAGCCAACTTAAATCCGCGCTAGACGCTAAAAATGTTAATAATTAGAGCAAGTGAATTAGGCTTAATAATGACAGAGCCAAAATCCAAAACAGAAACATTATCTGTAGGTGCAAAAACGCATATTAAAAAGTTAGCGCGTGAATTTGTATATAAGTTCAAAGAGTCTATTAGCTCAAAATATACAGATAAAGGCATATTGGTAGAAGATGACTCTATTGCGCTTTACAATGAAGTTTTTAAAACAAGTTATGTAAAAAATACTGAGCGTAAAACAAACTCATGGCTAACTGGTGAATGTGATATTGATACTGGTAAAAAGATTATTGACATTAAGTCGTCATGGTCGCTTGCAACATTCCCATGCGTTAGTGAAGATGGAATTGATAAGCAATATGAGTGGCAAGGCAGGGCATACATGATGCTATGGGATAGACCGCTATTTGAGAACGCCTTTTGCATGGTTAATACGCCTGAGGACTTAATCAGATACGAGTCGATTGATGCTCATATCGTTGATTTTATACCTGCTAGCCTACGTGTTACGATTGTTAAATACGAGCGTGATTTAGAGTTGGAAGATAAGATTAAACAAAAATGCGAAGCTGCACAGATTTATTTTAACGAAGTATTAGAGCAAATTGCTCAAGACCACAATCACTAGAAAGGTTATATATGAATATTTTAAATGCAATCGGCAATATTTCAAAAGATGCTGAATTACGCCACACGTCAGCTGGTGACGCTATTTGTCAATTCAACTTCGCGCTTAACAGCGGGTATGGTGATAAACAGATAACTACGTGGCTTAACTGTAGCGTTTGGGGGAAACGAGGCGAAACGCTAGCCCCCATGTTATTGAAAGGCACAAAAATTGGCATTAGCGGCGAGTTAACCAATCGGCCCTATCAGGCAAAAGATGGCACGGAAAAATTTAGCCTCGAAGTACGCGTAAATGATGTGACATTGCTTGGGGCAAAGCAATCTAGCGAAAGTAAGACAGAAAGTAAGCCGGCACAAAAATCTAATGATTCAACTGCAAAATCTTCATCATTCGATGATTTGGAAGATAACATACCTTTTTAGCAATGTGGCAATGGGCTAAATCTAAAATAGGCGACCATTCTAGCGATACTGCTATTCAACATGGCGATTATGTTATTGCTAGGATGGTTACATATAAATTAAATGTGCGAATTGAGCGGTTCTTATTGAGCTATGTAGGAACGTATCCACATAAAACAATAAAATGGTTTGATGACGCTGAAACTGCTAAAAAATATTGTGAGGAAAATTATGACAAGTGAAGAAATTAAAGACAAATTAAAACAACGCAACTTAAAACAAGTGAGCCGCGAGACGGGATTGCCATACTCACGAATTTATAACTTCGTGAATAAAGACGAGGTTAAAATCTATCACGATGATGCATTAGTGATAATTAAATATTTAAGCGAAAAATAATTTCTTAATATTAAAAATAAATGTTTGCATAAGTAAATTATTTGTGTAGAATGAATTTACATTAACAAAATATATAAAGTTGAAAAACATGGATTATTTAGAGTTTTTAGAAAGAAAAAAACACAGCATAGGAAATTGTGGATTTAATACTAATTGGATGCCAAAAAAAGCATTTGACTTTCAACAACATATTATTACTAAATCTTTAGAAAAAGGACGTATTGGCGTATTTGCTGATACAGGGCTTGGTAAAACTTTAATACAATTATCGATAGCTGAAAACGTCATTAGAAAAACAAACAAAAATGTTTTAATTTTAACTCCTTTAGCTGTAGCATTTCAGTTTTTAGATGAGTCTGAAAGTATTGAAATAGATGATATTGAACATTCAAAAGATGGTAAATTTAGTAAAAAAATAGTTGTTTGTAACTATGAAAGATTGCACTTATTTAATTCAGATGATTTTGAATGTGTGATTTTAGATGAAAGTTCAATATTAAAGAATTTTGACGGTGCTATAAAAAATCAAATAACAAGCTTTGTTAAAAAGATACCGTATCGATTTTTGTCTACTGCCACACCTAGCCCAAATGATTTTATAGAATTAGGAACTTCAAGCGAGGCATTGGGATATATGGGCTACATGGATATGTTAACTAAGTTTTTTAAAAGCAATCAAAATAGCATAGATTCAAGCAATAGAAATATAGGCGAAAAGTTTTATTTAAAGCCACATGCTGAAAAAGACTTTTTCGCATGGGTAAATCAATGGTCTATTATGATTAAAAAGCCATCAGATTTAGGATTTTCAGACGATGGATATGATTTGCCATCATTGATTAAAAATTATCACTCAGTACAAAATCAATCAATGATAAATATTGATGGTCAAATACAACTATTAACACCAGTAGCAAAATCAATGACAGAAGTTAGACATGAGCAACAACAAACTATTAATCAAAGATGTGAGTTAGCTGCACAATTAACAGAAAATAAAACTAGCGTCTATTGGTGTAATTTTAATGAAGAAAGCGCATTACTTAAAGAGTTAGACCGTGATGCCATTGAAATTATAGGCTCGATGTCTATTGATAAAAAAGAAGATATTCTAATTAATTTTGCGAAAGGTAATATTAATAGAATTATCACAAAAGCTAAAATGACTAGTATGGGATTAAATTGGCAACATTGTAACCATTCTGTATTCTTCCCAACGTGGTCTTATGAGCAATATTATCAGGCTATTCGTAGGTTTTGGCGATTTGGTCAAAAGAATGACGTGACTATTGATATAGTTTCAAGTGATGGGCAGGCGAGAGTTTTAGAGGCATTAGAACAAAAAACACAGAAAGCAATCTTACTACATCAAAATTTAGTTAACGCAGTAAATGATAATTTTATAGATGTTAGACGCGAGTTTAAAAATAACGCTAATTTACCTAAATTTTTGAAAGCATAAAATGATTACAAAACAAGAATTACATACGGGAAACTATTCAATTTATAACTCAGATTGTATGGAGATTTTACCTTCTTTGCCAGATTGCTCAATTGACCTTTCTGTATATTCTCCTCCGTTCGCAGGGTTATACAATTATTCAAGTTCAGAACGTGATTTTAGCAACAGTGAAAGCAAAGAGCAATTTTTAGAGCAATACGATTACTTAGTTGCACAGATTTCCAGACTAACTAAAGCTGGCAGAATTACTGCGGTTCATTGTACAGATGTTTTTGATAATTCATGTCGACTTTGGGATTTCCCACATGAAATTATAGCTATTCATGAAAAATATGGATTTGAATATAGAAACAGGATTACGATTTGGAAAGAGCCGTTAAAAGTTCGGATGAGGACGATGGTTCAATCATTGATGCATAAATTTATTGTAGAAGATAGTACAAAATGCTTTACCGCCATGCCAGATTACGTGTTAATTTTTACAAAAAAAGGTGAAAATAAAGTACCTGTAACGCATGAGCGTGGGCTACTTAGATATTTTGGTGAAACGCCCGTATTGCCTAATATTTTGAAGGCCTACAATAATGCTAATGATTCGGATTTCACATCAGAATCATTATGGGCGCATTTGAACGAAAAGTTTTTGACGCACATCGACCCAAAATCAAATAAGCTATCACATTATATCTGGCAGCGATATGCTAGCTCGGTATGGGATGATATTAGAATTGATAATGTTTTGCCATTCCGCGACAGCAAAGAAGAAGATGACGAAAAACATGTGCATCCACTACAATTAGATGTTATTGATAGGATTGTTGATATGTATAGCAATCCTAATGAGGTTGTGCTGACTCCATTCATGGGGGTTGGTAGCGAAGTTTTTAGTCCTGTTTCCCTAGGTCGAAAAGCAATTGGAATAGAACTTAAAGACTCTTATTACAAGCAAGCATTAATTAATCTGAAACATGCTTCAGATAGATTTAAAGATGAAATAAAATCTACGGGCAATTTGTTTTAATGACTAACTGGCAACAAATAACGCTGAACCTTCGCAGCAACTACAAAAGCTTATCCGCTATCGGCCGTGAGGTCGGTAGTGACTGGCAACATATGAATAGGTTATCTCGAGGAGAAGTTAGCGAGCCTAAATATAGCGTTGGGATAAAGTTGCTAAATTTGCATTTTGAGCATTGCAATAAGTCACATTTGGAGATGAAACTATGATGATATTAACCAATGAGGACGTCGATAGAGAGCTTAAATATTATGCAGCACTAATCGCATTAAAAAATGGCGTTGCAAATGTTTTTCACTTTCAATGGTTACAAGATTTAGCTAATATGCTATTAATAGCAAGCCAAACATCAAAGTCGCGCAAGTTTATGGCGGCTTTCGTGAATGATAATTTAATGCCAATATTAAACTCAATGAGAAAATCATTCACTGCGGAGATGTCAGATTATAAAATATTGGGCATTATTATTGAACGAAACCGTGCTTTTTGGTTATCTCAAAACAGAGAGTTATTTGACTTTTGCGCGAATGAACTTTTAGCGTTTTATAAGGATAGAAATGAAAACAAGTAGAGATGAGTTAATTGACATTATGCAAACGCATAATTTAAGCATTAAGCAAGTAGCGGCTTTGTTAAATAAGCAAGAATCGACTGTTAGAGTTTGGCGCTGCGAATCGAGTAAAAATATCCCATCCGATAAATTGCAACTTTTAAAATATATGTTAAAAATAAGTGAAAATAGTTGAAATAATTGTTTACTTTTGAAAACAGGTGTGTATAATTCAATACATCAACAACGCAAACGAAATAAAGGAATTGAAAATGTTAAACGAAACAAACGAAACAAACGAAACTGAAGTTAAGCCAAGCAAAAAAGAACGGTTAATTATTGCAGATCAAAATATAGCAATCCTTAAAAAACGTATTGAAGAGCTTGAGTCATCTCTAAAGCAACAAACATCATACGCTGATATGTATAGAAAAGACTCAAGCGAAAAACAATCTGAGATTGATGAAATACATGACTTTCTGGATGGACTGCAAGATGTTCTGCCAAAAGAAAAATCAAATTACGGTAAAAATAAATTATCAACAAGGCTTCTGTCTTGGGTTGCTAAAAAAGCATAAATTTAACTTTAATTATAGTTATTGCTCTTTTTTAAAGGATTATATATGCCAACGCCAACACCAAATCAAATACTAGCAAAAATTCAAGAGCTACGCGACAACCGTATCTATAACGATGACGACTGCTTTGATGGCTCAAATACTAACTGTAAAACTGAATTACGCGCCATTCTTTCAGCTACAAGTATTGATGACACGTTGGCGGCTGTAGATGCTTACCGAGCTAAATTACACGCACAAATTATCGAAGATGCAAAACTATGGGATGAAGCAGAAGATGCGCTCATGGGCTTTAGAGAATCAGCTACAAAGATGTTTGAGCGTGAAAACGCTCTCTATTTTTACGGCTTAATTGGGAAAAGAAAATGACTACAGAAAAAGCATTAGCAATTAGAACATGCGCGAAAGATGGCACGGCTTATGGTGGATTCAAATGGCCTTTAGAAGTCGGAGCGACTGTAACAGCACCTGATTGGGATAGTTCGCCAAAATGCGGCAATGGTTTACATGCCCTTTTAGATGGAAACGGTGATTATTCATTGCTAAGTGGTGATGTTGATGCTGTTTGGCAAGTTGTTGAAGTTGAGCGCGACAGTGTTGTAGCGATTGACGATAAAAAAGTTAAATTTGAATCATGCAAAATTGTATATAGCGGTTGCATGGCTGGCGCAATGACAATGATTAGTGATAATTGGATTAAATTAGCACTAACTGTTAAAGATAGCGAAAAAATACAGTCAGCATCAGGTTATTCCAGCCAATTAGCCGCATCAGGTTATTCCAGCCAATTAGCCGCATCAGGTGATTACAGCCGATTAGCCGCATCAGGTTATTCCAGCCGATTAGCCTCATCAGGTGATTCCAGCCAATTAGCCGCATCAGGTTATTCCAGCCGATTAGCCGCATCAGGTGATTACAGCCGATTAGCCTCATCAGGTTATTCCAGCCGATTAGCCGCATCAGGTGATTCCAGCCAATTAGCCGCATCAGGTGATTACAGCCGATTAGCCTCATCAGGTGATTCCAGCCGATTAGCCGCATCAGGTGATTACAGCCGATTAGCCTCATCAGGTGATTACAGCCGATTAGCCTCATCAGGTGATAAATCTATAGCGGTTTGCGTTGGATTACATAGCACAGCATCTGCTGGAAAAGACGGATGTATAGCATTGAGCTATTGGGATGATGCCGCTGAAAGATTTAAGTTAGTTGTTGGATATGTCGGTGAAAAAGGTATTAAAGAAAATGTTGCTTATAAATTAAATGATAAGCATAAGTTTGTTGCGGCTTAATTGAAAGGTTAATCATGTCTGACTTAAAAAGCTACGGTTTACCAAAAGAAGATAAACGCAGGGGCGGCGATTATATTGTTGCAATCGTTGCTATTGTGATATTTTTCATTGTATTATTTTTGGTTAATTAATATGACTTATCAAATATTAGCAAGCTACGAAAACGATAAAATTATTAAAAGATTAGACGTTGCAGAAGATGAAATTAGCGCAATTAAAAAGATGATGTTGCTTGCTCGCAAACAATCAGAAAAAAGTTGCATATGGTGTGAAAAAGTTCTTGCATTGAAAGAAATGAGCATGTATTATGATGGTAGTTAATTAATAAATAAAAGAACCTCGCGCAGGTAGTTAGGTATATTTTATACCAATTGACACGCTCGAAGGAGTTAATCAGTTGGAAGTATCTAGCCTGTAGCACATAAGCGAAGTTGATAATCGAAGCACACTACCAGCTTAGATTTGTAACTTATGTGCTATTGAGTAGGTATTTAACGATTTGCTACCGTAAGTAGCAGCCATGAAGGATAAGCATTGCCGCCATACGGCAAAAAAGTGAGCCAATCGAAAAATGCTCAAAGCAATGCTTATCACTTGATGGTGTTACATATATGTAAGGAAAGCGTGGCTATAGGCAAGTGCGTTCATTAGTATTTATTACTAGAGCACGTGGACAGGATAGTTTTGCAGCCAGTGAACACAAAGCAAAACCGCACAACCAATGCAAGTATTTTCGGCTTGCCACCATCAACCATTTAAGTATTTTAAATAAGGAGTGTGAGAGATGACATTTGAAAAGTTAGCGCCAGCAGAAAATATCTATCAAGGGTGCGCCTCATGCACAACAGCGGCAAGAATTGCGCCTATGGATATGCTTATTGCTGTAGGTTTTGGCTCTGCGTGCGTAACCAAAAATGATGAGTTTATTTATGACGAGCAAGGGGTCGAAAATGATGATGACTACTGGACTGTTCAAGATGCTGAAAATGTGGCAAAACTTGACCCTGATTGTGATTGGCGCATTACTAAAATTGGCCCATTACACGGTGAAACATTCCAGCGTCAAGGCGATAACAATTGGGTATGTATTGAAAGCAACGAAGGCTTTGCTTAATTATTGGAGGAATGAGTATGTATTTGTGGAGAGTTTCACTTAAAACTAATGATGTATGGTCACGTTTTTACAATAAAAAATTAAAGCCAATTTATGCGGTATCAGCAACAAAAGAATCTGTCACTGAATATGTTGAAAAGCATATTAAAGAGGGTTTAAAAGTTAAAAGTGTTAGCAAATTAGGAGAGCAACTAGCTACTTATATGTACTCAGGAAATGATTTTAAATAAAGGCAACCTATGAGCATAAATGACAAGTTTGAAAGCCAAGAATTTTACGAGTTAATGCAGACATATAGGCACTCTAAAACTAATGAAGATACTGTTAAAGCATTTGAGAATGTTAAAGAGTACGCCACAGCCGAAAGCCAGCAAGAACTAGCACGCCAAGCATTGCGGATTAGTGAGCTGGAGAAGGCTTTGCTGGAGGCTAGTTATGATGTAGCTGCTCAACTAGATGCTTATCGTAATTTGTTGCCATACAAAAAGCATAGATTTGATGCACAAAAAGAAGTGTTAGATGGAATCGACAACCTACTCTCAACCCCTACAACCACAACTCACTTAGATAATTATGTTATGAGCAGGTTAGAGCAAGTAAAAGATGCGTTTGGAAATGATGTATTCCCTTACAGCGTTTATCGTTTAAAAGAAAGCGATAAAGGCTGAGTATGGAAAAAATTAAAAAGAAAGATAAGCCAAGTGTAGCAAAGATAATTGTTGATAAATTAATTTCTAGTGGTCATAAGGTTGAAGTTATTGGAAATTTTGTAACTATTGAACCACCTGATAGCTCATCAGAATTAATGAGAAAAATTATTCAATGCTCAAATGAAATAAAGGTTTATGTGGAAAGTTTAAAAGAAAGAGACAAGTAAATGACACAGTGGACAGAAGAACAGTATCAAGAGTTAAGTCGTAAGGTTGCTGAGAAGTTTGGGTTGGAGCCGTACTGCATAATGCCAGCAACTATGAATAAGCACATAGTGTGGCTACACGACGATTGGGTTGAAATAATGGAGTTGTGTGTTAAGTACAGGGTTGGAGCAATGCAATACTCAATTAATAAAGGTGATGTAGCGCAAGCATTTATTTGGCAAAGATATTCAAGCTGTCAGTTGACAACTGACCACAACAACGACCCAAGCCTAGCTGAACGCGTATCTAAAATGCTGGCACTAATGGAGGTAACACTATGACTAAAGCTGAAATGTTAGATATTATTAAATTACTTTCAGCGCTAGAAAGCTGGAGTTTTTTCAAACAATCAAAGACTTCCCGACCATACCTTAGGGCAGCTAAACGATTCAATGGAACTTCTAACAGAAAAGGTATTGGCACAATGACAAAATTCAAACTAGCGCCGATTGATCCAAGCGATGAAATAGTCGAGAGCATTAGACAATCAATAGCTAATAAAGACACGACAAGAACCCTTTACTTAAACATGCTTGAAGAGTTCCAAGATGTTGAGGCTGAGCCAGTTGCATACGAAAGAGACTCTGCTAATAACGGATGGATTCCCGTAAACACTGCTGACATAGGACATTACACTAAAAAAGGCGATTTGATTAGGGGGCTGTTTACCACACCACAAGCCCACAGAGTAGCAGAGCTAGAAGCCAAACTCGCTAAAGTTGAAGCAGACAAGGCGCGGCTGATAGCTGAACTCATACACATAAACAAAAAGCTTTTATCACCTAACGAAGTAATAACAGCGTTAGACCAAGGCAGAATTGATAACCTACTCGCAGAAATAGAAAACAAATCATGAGCCTTGATACTTTTAATGATGATTCGCTATTTGAGAAATTTAAAGCTGAAGCTAACAGAATGCCAAGCTCAACCCAATCAATTGAGATAAGCGGAATATTTAGCGAAACTATGCTAAAAATGCAAAATAAAATTGATAAGTTATCGGTAGATAAATCTAGGCTTGTTGAAACTCTAAGCGATACGATGAAATCACAAATGTTAAACAGAGTTTGTCAAAAAGGTATTGTCGATAAATGTCTATGCCAAGACTGCGTAACCGATAAGGCTTATGTCTTACTCGCAGAAATGGAGGCTAAGTGATGGATATTTTAGAGACAGATGATGGCAAATGGGATGGTACTTTAAGAGCATTTTGGCGAAGAATACAAGGCTATAGTAAGTGCAAATTTAACGACATTAAAGAATTGCCAGAAAAAATGCCAGTTGAATTTAGGGCACACTTTGCTACTGCATTAATAGCATCACCTATCAAATCAACAATGGAGGCTATGACAGAAACCGCGAAATATGCGAGCGCAAGGGCTATCTTAGACCATAACGAAATCACAGCACTCCGCGCTAGAGTTGCAGAGCTTGAAAGTGGTGAATTAACGGTGCCTTATGTTGAAGTTGTAGATGCCCTAGTTGGGATGGCATGGCAATACCTTGAAGACATTCATGGAAAAATTGACCATGGATTTATGTCAGCTGGTGAAAATGCAGAATGTGTGCTTAATAGACTTGGGCTTATTCAAGATAACGAAATTATTGAAAAAGCAAAAAATGAGCTTCAAGGCACTGATTGGAAGCCCCCTGAACAAAAAAAGTAACCCGGACAGATTATGGCGGGTTAAGCGTCCCGCTGGAATGTAGGGTTAGGCAGGCAACTTAAAAAGGAGTAAAAATGATTGAGTATTTATATCAAGAAGGCATCGAGCCGTGTAGCAAAGAACCGCTTAAAGTTCGTTGTTATGGGCGCATTTGCGGAGAAATAAGAAAAGTCGATGGTGGTTTTTCGTACTTTCCAAAAGGCCAGAAAGTTGGAGGGGATGTGTTTAAGACTGTGAGTGATGTACAGAAGTCGCTCAATGACCCCTAACGAATAAATTAACCAGCCCGCCACACGGGTAGAAAGTGAGAAGAAATGACAGATTTAACGAATGAAACAGACGAGGCGCGTAATGGCGGGTCTGAGTTAAATGGCGGGGTAGATCGGGAAGCCAACAAAAATGCAGCTCTAATGCCATGTGGCACAGCAGTTACCAACGTTTACGATGCTTATGCGGCTGGGGCTAAGGCAGAGCGTGAGGCGTGTGCGATGTTATTAGATGACGATGCAGATAGGCAGGAATGTTGTTGGAACGAATATGTTGCTAGCGGTAAACAAGGCCCAGCCACATCATTTCATAATATCCCTCGCGGATATGCCGATGCAATCCGTAAGCGCTCTAACTAACATTAGCCATCCTAAATGACGGGATTAAAAGCGTCAAATTTAAAATAAGTAAATTAAATCAATGGCATTTTTACTAATTAAAAAGTGAAAAGCGTCATTTTAAATGAATGGAGGATAAGGTGTTTGGACTAACTCAAAGAGAACAAAGATGGGCCGCAGAAGAGCGCGGAATACAAATGGTTTTAGACCACAAAGTTAAAATGCAAACAGCTGTCAGCTTGGCAGAAAAAGAGCGTCTTATTAATGATAATCTGCGTCTTGAAAAAGAAATTTTAGAGATAAAGTCTAAAATAGAAAATAAGGCATAACCATGACACTAGATACTGAAACAATTAAGAGATTGGCTGTAGAGAGTGGATTTCATAATGGCGAGTATAGGCCAGAAGATATTACTATTTTTGGATATGTTGTAACTGATAAGTTGGTGGACTTCGCAAACGCAATTGCCGCGCTTACAACCGAACTAAACCAGATTGATGATGTGTTTAATGTGGATAAGGTTGAGGCTGATGCTGAAATTGGCAAGCTTGTACGTTCTAAGTTAATAAGTGGTAACGATGTTCCTGTTTCACGTTGTTATATTAATGCTAGTGAAGTTAACGCCATTGATGAAGCTATGAAAGGTAAATGATGAACGAAAGACAAACGCTACAAAAAGTAATCGATATAGAGTTTGATAGTTTTTTTGATTTTGACACATCCGACAAAAGCCAAGTATCAAGCCTAAGCTGCAAATTATTCGCAGAGCATATGGTTAATCTTGAAACAGAGCGAATGAAGTTTATGCTTGGGAATAAAGCAGAAAGCGAGAGTAAATAATGAGATTCTTCTTTTTAGTCTTAACAATGGCATTACTGTTAATTGCGGGTATTATTTCGATGGTAATTTACTATCCATTTTTAACATTAATTATTGCATCATTAATATTTATTTATTCGATGTTAAATTAATAAAATGAAGCTACTTTTTTATACACTTATCATCGCGGCCATTTTTTCATGGCTGATGATTAACTGGCCTAAAGAGCTTTTAATTTTTAACTTAGTGGTATTATTTTTTATGTATATTAAGTGCGATAAGTTATAATTAATTTATGCATAGCGCATCGTAAACAGCGTTGTACTCTCGAATTGACTTTATGGTATCTTCGCTATCTTTTGTGCTGTAGTAATAAATAGGGCGCAAAACATCACATGGCACCGTGTTAGCTTTCGCGGTCTCGGTTGTATTTGTCGGAACTGACTGGCATCTCGTTAGCGTGAGCAATAGCATCATTGCCAATTTTGATTTGTGCTTTAACATGTTCTAAGCCTTCGATAATTCCTTGAGCCTTGCCTGCTTCTATTAATTGTTTGTCGTGTAGCCACTTTGTATAAAGTGTTACGCATTGTATAATTAAAGTTAGAATATGGATGTGCATGGCGTAAAAAAAGCGGCTATTAACCGCTTTAATCTTTATTTAACGGGCGTATCTAATGCCGCTTTTTTACTGATTAATGACCATGCCAGCGTGCATAAGAAAACAACGCCGCCGACAATAACACCAGTTAAGGCCTCAACAAATGGTTCAGCCCCAGCCGCGTCAATAATACCTTTTGAGACCAAAACGCCTGCCGCAACTTGCACCATTCCGCGGATAAAACTACCCAAAATAATTTTAATATCCATGATAACTCCTTTTTAATTTAGGTTTATATTATAACATTATTTAAGCATGTCACTATTTATGGTCAAGCGCGAAACTTCACCGTAGCTTTGATGGTAGGTAATAACCTTTGCATCGCGCCCACTTAACCATCCGCCACGTGCGGCGTAAGCATCAGGCGCGGCTAGCGTTCTGTGTTGCTCAACAATCATAAGCTGGTCTTCTTTAACATCGATACTATGCAAATGTCCAGTGTGGGCATAAGCATGTTTTGTGCGCCCAAACATCTCTCTAAACATTCCGACAAATACTTTTGATATTTCAGATACTTTCTTTTTATGGCCATGGTGAAAATATAAAGCTGTTTTGCCAAACTCATATGAGTTGTATGGGTTTGGCGATGTATCTACTGTAATGCGCGGTTCGTTTTCATAGAACATTGCAAAAAGCTCGCGTAGCCAAATCTGGCTAACAGGGTCGTGATTGGCATCGCAAAAAAGAAGATGTACTTTTTGGTGCTTTTGCAATAGCATGTCGATTATTTGCCTTAACACCCTAATCGCAACCCTTACAAGTTTAGAAAATCGCGTATCAGCATCTAGCAAATGCTTACTTGCAGGGGTAACAGCATCCATTCCATCGAAGTGTAGAAAGTCAGATAATTGCGCAAATATGGCCGTATTAGCATCTGGTGACTGTTGGATTGCTTGCATGAACCATTTAATCAGCAAGTCTTCGGCTATCTTAATATCCCAGTCAGCCCCAGATTCTTCAGCCCAGCTTAACATTCCCAAATGATAATCTGTGATGACATAGCAGTTAAGAAGGTTATCATTGCCATGCGGGGGCGCTTGCATTAACGTCTGCCGAGGTATATCATCTTTCATAGCCTCGATTGACTGCCGCATTAGCTCTTCACGCCTAGCATCGTCAACGGTTGTTTTTACCCATTGCAACCTAGCTTTACCATCAGCATCTGTTAGGGTTGATGTGC